CACCAACTGATTGATGTAGACGTTCATTCCGCTGGAGGTTGCCGTCTTCCAGGGCTCAGCCTTGATCTTCACCACCGCGCCCTGGATCCGGCGACGAAGGTGGTCGTATTCCGCGAACCCATGGCCGGGGTCATAGGCCGGGAGCTCTCCCAGGGTGTTCATGAAGAGTTCAAAGTTGGTGTTCTTACGCTGCGCCTCCATGTTGCTCCAGCGCACCAGGATCTTGCCCTTCTGTGCCCCTTCGAGGATCCGCATCGAGAACTTGACCCTCCAGTAACCCTCGTCCCGATTCGGCCAAGCCCCAAAGTCGATCACCTCGCCGACGTAGAAGCCTGCCGGGACCGACGGGTCTGTCTTGAGGTGATCTGACGAAGGCTCTCCCTGCTCGGGCGAAGACGCCCCTGTCCAATAACCATTACTCATCGCTGCTCTCCTCTTGGCTTCCGCCAAAGGTTGTATCGAACGCCTCCTTGAGGGCGTCGAAGTTCATTGGGATCCGCACGGGCAACATCTGGTCCGGGGTGCCTCGACCCTTCGCTTCGTAGCGGGCCTCTCCGTTGTCGACGGGCTGAGTGATAAGCCACCGCTGCCCGTCCTCGTCCATCTCGATCCCATAAAGGAAGTCGATGGCACTGTGAAGGATTCCGCGCCCAGAGCCGGGGAGGTTGGACCTGTGGAGGATGATCCCCGTGTCCACCACCCGACCGTCCACCTTCTTTCGGACAGGCTCGAGCTTGGTGTGTCCGATGAACAGGGGGCACAGCTTCCTGCCGTCCTTAGCTCGGAGAGCTGCCGCTCGGTGGACGCCTGCGGTCCACGTCTGCTTGAGGACGTCCCACCCCTTGTAGGGTGCGTCCGAGACGTGCTGGACCCCGAGGTCGGCACAGACCTTCTCCATACAGCGGGCGTAGAGGTTGTCGACGGTGTCAATCACCACCGTGCAGTAGTCGTGGTTGGTGTACTCCAGTTCGTCGAGCACCGCGAGGAAGTCTCCCCACGAGCGCACTTCGACCTCTGCGGCCTCCATCAGGTGTGTTCCTGGCTCGGTAGCCAGGAAGATGGGCTTGGGCCAGGTGTTGGCAAAGGTGGTCTTCCCGGCACCAGGGAAACCCTGGATCATGTGTCTCGACTGGCTCATACCCGCGCGGGGCTTGTGCCTTCCTTTGGGTAGCAAGCTCATTGCTGTCCTCCTGTTGCTTCGGTCAGTTCAGGGTGGAAGTCATCGACAACGTCGAAGGCATCCTCGGTGACGGACCTCGCACAGAGGTCCAGGTATTCGCAGCGCCCAAAGTGAGCGCAGCTTTGGTCGTTCATGATCGGGAAGCGACGACCTCGTCGGATGTCGTTGGTGCGGAGTGAGACCTCCCACATCTCAGCCTCCCAGTCGAGGATCTGATCGTCGGTCCTCGTGACGTGCTCTTCGTAGAGGAGCTCAGGCTTGTCCTGGTAGTACTGGCGCAGGCGCATCCGATACTCCCCCAGGGTCTCGGGCTTCTGCTTCGTCCTCCGCTTGATCGTGGGCTTCTGGGCGATGCGGTAGACGACGGTGCGGATGGGCCGACCCAAGAGCCTGGATGCGGCGTAGCAGTAGGCACTCGGCTGGGACTTCGTCTGCAGCCCGAGGATGTAGTCGGAGGACAGCCTGCCGGTGGTCTTCCACTCCCCGATCTTGTCGTACCAGAAGGACGAGGGGTCCTCGTCGGGATACCCGTCCATGACTCCACCAAAGTCATAGAGTCGCGAGGATCGCCCCGACGGATGGAACACGGGCATGCGGAAGGGGGCCTCTCGACGCTCGGGCCAGGAGCCCCACTTGCCGAGAGATGCGCGGACCATCTCCTCTGCGACGACCATCCGCTCCTCCTGAGCGTCCGTCGGGAAGATGGGGTCCCCCGCCTGCTCCTTCAGGTAGAGCTTCGCTGACTCTGGGGTGCCGTACTGCATCCCAGCGTGGAACGCAGAGCCCAGGCTCATGGCTCCGCTCCTATAGCGCGACCTTAGGCCCGCGACGTTTCGGAGGTAGTACTTCCTCTCGCAGGCACGCATCCTGCCGAGAGCTGTATTGGTTAGGACGTGGGGTCGCGGCTGGTGCCGCAGGGTCAGTAGTTTCACTGGGTGCTCCTAGGTGCTTAGGGAACGCGGTGGGACGGAGGTTGAGGGTGCAGGCCATACAGACTGGACCTGGACCGAATGTAGAGCTGGGGCCGACGGGGAGGATGCATCCCCACCGCTGGCAAAGTCCAGCAGGCTTGAGACTACGCCCCCGGCGGGACAGTTTCTGTCCTGGGTAGGTCATTCCCACGCCCTCCCGAGCTGCTTCATGGCCTGAGCCGGATAGGACCAGCAAGCCGCGCAGAGCCTGACAGCCTCGATGACAGCCTTTCCGTCCCTCTCGCTGACATCCGCGACCACTCCCCACTCGTCTTTCCTGGTGATCTCGATGGCACAGGAGTGGCACCGGGTCTGATCGAGGATCATGGCGTAGAGGTGATCCGCCGCGCGCCCACAGACGCGAAGCGGGGGGTCGGACTTCGCCGAGAGAGGGTCGGTGATGGCTACGGTGTTGGCGCTCATTGCGTGTTCTCCTAGAGGTGTGACTTGCTGGCCTGCGCTCGCATCTCGTCGCCAGCGCTAAGGTTTCGGACGTACCCGTCGCCGGGCTCATAGAGACAGAACGCTGTTCTCGGCGCCCTGCCGTTTCGTTGCTTTGCGATCCCGACCTCCAAGAGTTCGGGCGAGGAGCATCCCTGGTTGTATGCAGCCTCCCGGAATAGGAAGAGGATCCCGTCAGCATCCTGCTCCAGCTGCCCGCTCTCGCGGAGGTCAGCCATCCTAGGACGTCGGTCGCGGAGGGGTCGCGACTCCAGCTGCCGGTTCAGCTGGCAAGCGACGAACAGGACGATGTCGAGTTCACTCGCGAGGGTCGCCAGCTCCCGAGACGCGGAGGCGACCTCCTGCTCCCGGCTCGTTCCTCGAGGAAGGCGAAGGAGCTGCAGATAGTCGATGGCTGCAGCGACGATCCCGTGTCGCTGCTTTGCGATCCGCAGGGCAGAGGAAATCTGCCCAAGGGTGCGGGAGGAGGTGTCGACCCGAATGGGCAAGCCCTCCCACCGACGCATCACCTGTGTCGAACTGTACTCTGCAGCCTCGGGGTCGTTGTCCCACTGTCCCGCCGCGTCGTGGGCGTAGATGCGGTCGCCGATAGCTCGGTCGCGCATCTCGACGGAGCACAGGAGGAAGGGACCCGCGTGGCGTGCGATCTGCTCTGCGATGGAGAGCAGGAAATGGGTCTTCCCCATAGAGGGTCGGGCACCCACTAGGACGTAGTCTCCGCGCCTCGCTCGGAACTTCCCGTCTAGGTCGCGAAGCCCAAGGGGCACCACCGTGTCTTCCTGCTCTCCCTTGGCAACGGCAACCGCTCGCTCGCAGGCATCCCTCGCGATGAGCTCCATTGTGGGGAGGTCGATGGCGCCGGCTCCGAGTTCATGCGCTCGCAGGGAGGCGCCCTGGACCTCCGCGACGATGTCTTCGGTGGGGACCCCATCTGCCCCGAGGGCGACCGCTCGACGACAGGACGAGACCAAGTCGCGCCTCCTCGCCTGGTCTAGGATCTTGTCGCAGTAGCCTCGGAGGTTGGCGCGTCTCGGTCGGCACCGGGACAGGGTCTCGATCTGCAGCCCCAGGGCTGGAAGGTCGGACCAGGGTCTTCCTGTTCCTACGCTCGACGCATGACGATCCAACAGGGTGGCCTCGTCAGGTGCGATCCCACCTCGCATGTCTTCCAGCATGGCCCGGAAGATGGCTCGGTAGCCAGGGTCGTGGAGGTGGCCGGGCTGCAGACCATAGGACCCCAGCTCGTGGAGAACCGTCTCGTCCATCAGGCAGAGGGCGAGGACGTTTTCTTCGCTGCGCCAGTTGCTGGGGTTCATCTCAGGGCTCCTCCGAGGTGGAGAATCACGGCGGCGAGGGCTTCCCGCTTCTGGCCTGCGTCGATGTACCAGCAGGCGACCCCACCGTGGAGGTCGATCCCCACTTCAGGACCACCCCCCCATCGATCCAACCCCAGCAGGGTAGTGAGGCAGTAGCGGGAGACGAACTGCCCGTGCTCCCACCCGTCGTGCTTCCCCGCGTGGCGGGTGTCGTAGAACTCGACGGCAGGGTCGGACTTCTCCCAGGTGAGGCAGTTGTTGAGACCGTAGGAT